TGCGCCGACGCCTTCGGCTCGGGCTTTTCCGGCTTCCGTATGCCGGGCGGGGCCCTACTTTACGGCGGCCCGCGTCCTCAAAACTGCCTTCAAGGAGATGACTCCCTTCCGTCGGTTGGCAGGACGCTTGGATTGTACATCCGTAAGCAGCGGATTGAAAGCGACTACAGGAAAGAGGTTACGGGCTATGGCGACACGAAACGCGATTGCGCGGCTGCGCAGGGAGGCCGGTCTTTCCCAGTACCGGCTCGCCGTCATGGTCGGCGTGACCGAGAAGACGGTCTGGAACTGGGAGCGCCGGGGGATAGCCGACGCGAAGTACGGGGCGGCCAAGCGGCTCGCGAGGGCGCTGGGCGTGCCCATGGAGGATCTGGAGGAAGAGGAATGACAGGCTCGCGAATGACCCGGGCGCTGCTGGCCTCGGCCGTCGTGATGGACGCCGCCGGCTGGATGTGCGCCGCGCAGGGGGCCTACGGCCTGGCGCGGATGTGCTTCTCGGCGGCCGTGCCGTTCATCGCGGCGTGGGCGCTCGCCTCGCTTCGGGGCTGAGGCCCCTTCCCCGAGGCGGCACCGGTCCCGGCGGGCTCCGTTAACCATCCGCCGGGCGTTCCAGCCGGTGCCGTGCCGGGGGAGGGTCCGCCCTACGCCCGACCCAAAAAAAGAGCCTCCCGCAGCGTTAGGACCGTACGTGGGAGGCCGACCTGAAAGGAGGTCATCTATGGATGATACCAGCAAGAAGCCCCAGACGTTCAGAGCACTTGCGGCCGAGCTCAAGTTGCCGCGCAAGCTGCTGTACACGCTCGACGAGGTGTCGCGCGTGCTGGGGGTGCCCTACAACACCCTTCGAGACGAATGCAACGCGCGCAGGCTCACCTACTGCCTGCCCGACGGCCGCTGCCGCGGCTACCTGGTGCGCCCCGAGTGGGTCGACGAGTGGATCGAGGAGGGAACCCATGAGCGAGATTCTTTTGCTGCTTAGCGACCGGGTGTCGGCCTGGTGGGGAACGTTGTCCGAGCGGACGCAGGGCGTCGTGTGTGCCGTGGCGCTCATCGCGCTCATCGCCGTCGGCGGCGCCATCGAGGGGACCGCGCCGAGCGGGATGTACTACTAGGAGGAATGACATGCAGTTTGAGAAGAGGGCCGTGCGCCTGGGCGACATCCGCCCGAGCTCGCAGAACCCGCGCGAGGACTTCGGCGACATCGGCGCCCTGGCCCGCAGCATCGAGGCGACCGGCGGCGAGCCGCTGAACCCGCCCGTGGTCGTGGCGGACGGCAACGTGTTCCGCATCGTGGACGGCGAGCGCCGCTACCGCGCGCTGTCGTCCATCTACGGCGAGGACCGCGAGGTGTCCGCGCTGGTGGCGGAGAGCATGGACGAGGCCAACGAGCTCGTGGCCATGCTCGCCACCGACGACAAGCGCCAGCTGACCGAGGCGGAGCGTGCCCGCGGCGTGCAGCAGATGCTCGTGCTGGGTATCGACGAGCAGCGCATCGAGCGTGCGAGCCGGGCCACCGCCGGGCAAATCCGCGCGGCGCGCAGGCTGCGCGGGAGCATCGAGGGCCGGCAGGTGACGCTGGAGCAGCTCGAGGCCGCGAGCGCCTTCGACGACGAGAAGGACATAGAGGCCGTGCTGGCGGCCGGAGACGGCTGGGCGGGCAAGGCCGACAGCATCCGCCGCCGCAACGAGCGAGAGGAGGCCAAGGCCGAGGACTACGACGCGTTCGGGGACGCTGGCATCCCGGTGGTAAAGGAGCAGCCTGAGGGTTTCCACTGCACGAACTGGGTCAACGTCGGCCTCGCCGCTCAGAAACTCGAGGGGAAGGAATTCGCCGCCGGCACCGTTGCCGTGTGGAAGGGCAGCTACTGGGACCTCTACGAGCCGGATGACGGCTCGGGCGCCGAGCCCGAGAAGACCGAGGAGGAGATCCGGGCCGAGCAGGAGGCCGAGCGCGAGAAGGCGGCGCTCAAGGAGCTGTACAGGAGCCTGATCGGCTTCGTGGCGTCCGGTGCCTTTGCCATGTCCAGGGACCTGATGATGTATGTGCGCGTGAGCCGCGAGGACCCGTCCCCGCTTCTCATGGCGATGGGCAGCGACAGACGCGACGAGAACGAGGAGCGCTTCGGACTCGTGCGAGACGAGTTCGCCCGCAACCTCAAGGCGTGCAGGCCCAGCGAGTACGAGGCCGGTTGCTGGCTCATGGCGGCGGCCAAGGACATGGCCCAGCTCGACAACTCCTGGATCGGTGACGACGCGGAGGCGTGGCTCGACCACTATGACATCTTCTGCTCCGCGGGCTTCGAGCCCGGCGAGGAGGACGTGTGGCTCATGGAGAGGGTTCAAGCGAGCGCCAAGGAGGAGAAGAAGGATGAGTAGCGAAGAGCCGAAGATGAAGGTGACGATCGAGCGCGAGAACGTCGAGACCGTCGAGTTCGAGGTGAATGGCCTCGTCTGCGCCGGAGATGAGGATGGTGGCGTTTTGGCCTTTGCGGGAGGCTACATGGATCAGCACACCGCTCTCGGGATTATGCGGAGCCTCGTCAGCGAGTCCGTCAGGGTCATGGTTAACCTTGGGATCGATGAGACCGAGGCAAGGGGGCAGGTCATGCTCGCGGCGGTCAGCCCGTTCGACGCCAGCGAGCTGCTCTTTGACATCAATCTCGACGATCGCGACAAGATCACGCACATCGCTAAGGCGCTCGCTACCAGTGCCGACTTCTAGCGAGCGCCGGGCGGTCGTGCAGCGCGGGGAGGACGGGCGCTGGTTCGCCCGTCCTTATATGGGCACCGACCGCGTGACCGGCAGGCGGATCAGGCCGTACAGGTCGTGGGACGCGGGACTGTCGCGCGAGCAGGCCCAGGCGGAGTGCGACAGGTGGGCGGCCACGTTCGACCCTTCCTCCGCGCGCGACAGCTCCAAGCGCCTGTCCTCGATGCTCGAGACGTACATCTCCGACCCCGTCAACGGCCTGTCCGACAACTCGGTGGCCACGTACCGCAGCGTGGTAAGGACGATGGTGGAGCCGACCATCGGGCGGCTTCCCTACGACCAGCTTGAGCCCTGGGACGTGTCGGCGGCGTACCGCATGTTGCTCGCCCCCAGGAGCGGCAAGGGGCTGTCGCCCAAGACGCTGCTCAAGATGCACGCGCTGCTGAAGGGCGCCTACCGCTCGTGGCGGCCGGCGCTGGGCCGGGACATCATGCTCGACGTCCCCGCGCCGTCCGCGCCGCCTTCGGAGCCGTTCGCCCTGTCCGAGTGCGATGTGGACGAGCTGTCCCGCGCCCTCGCCTCCGCCATGTCCTCGCGATCGGCGTCGGGCGCAAACATCGCCCGACGCACCGAGGCCATGGCGGCCTACCTGGCCCTCAACACGGGCATGCGGGTCGGGGAGGTCTGCGGGCTGCAGCGCCGCGACTGGCGCCACGCGCTGCACGACCTCCACGTGGCGGGGCAGGCGGTCGAGAAGCCCGAGCTGCACCGGCAGGCGTACACCAAGGGCAGGCGGCCGCGCAACGTTGCTCTCGCGCCGGCCGTCGAGGCGCGGCTGGAGCGCCACCTGGAGTGGCAGGACACGTGGCTCGCACGCAAGGGCCCGGCGGCACCCGTGGTGACGTTCAGCCCCGCCGGCACGCTCGCGCGCCCGTCGACCGTCACGCAGCGCTTCAAGGCGCTCGCGCGGGAGCTGGGCCTTCCGCCGGAGACGACGTTCCACACGCTGCGCCACACGCACGCCACGTGGCTGCTCATGAACGGGTTCGACATGAGGACCATCCAGGAGCGCCTGGGGCACGCCGACGTCAAGACGACGCTCGAGACCTACGGCTCGGTCATGCCGGGCCGAGACCAGGCCGCCGCCGCGGCCTTTACCGATTCGATCTGCGGAGGTGATACGTATGACGATACTTGATTCCCTCGTCGAGGGCGCGCTGTGCCTCGGCAACAGGCGCGAGAGCAACGAGCTGCTCGGCATGATGGTGCGCTACCTCGTGACCGGAGAGGTGCCCGAGCCGCGCACCGACGCCCAGCGGATGGCCATCACGATGATCATGCCGGTCCTCGAGAACAGCCGCGCCAGGGCGGAGGCCGGAAGGAAGGGCGGGCAGAGCAGGGGCAAACCCGAAAGCAAGCCAGAGAGCAAACGCGCAAGCAAAACGGAAAGCAAAAGCGCAAGCAAAACGGAAAGCAAACGCGCAAGCGAAGAGGAAGAGGAAGGGGAAGAGGAGTTAGGAGTCTGGATTAACCCCTCAGATTGTGAAAACGAAGGGGGAGGGGGCGCCGAGTTCGTCCCGCCGACCCTCGAGGAGGTCGAGGCGTACTTCGCCGCCAACTGCCTGCGCGGCAGCGCCAGCAAGTTTTTCGACTACTACGAGTCCAACGGCTGGACCAGGCAGGGCTTCCCCATCGCGAAGTGGGAGCCGGTCGCCCGCATCTGGTCTGACCGCGAGCGCGGCTACGACGCCGAGCGCAAGGCCCGCGGCGGGCAGACCTCCCAGGAGGTCGAGCGCGCGGCGGTGTGGAAGCCCGCCGAGACCGAGGACGACGTCATCGCCGCCCTCGAGCGGGAGCTGGGTGAGTCGGCATGATCACCCTCAGGGAGATGCTCGACGGCTTCGACCCCGCAGCCGGCCGGCCGCTCGACGTGACGCGGATCTACATGGCCAACATCATCAGCGCCGACGAGGGCGCGCGCCTGGCCAAGAAGCAGAAGCTCGACGAGTACCGCGCCCGCAAGCGCGCCAAGGAGGACCTGCGGATGGACATCGCCGCCATCGCAAGGGGCGAGAAGCCGAGCTGGAGGTATGCCAAAAATGTGCCAACGGCGGCGGGGCAGCTGGGCCAGCAGGCGATGGGGTTCCCGCCGCTAGGCAGTGGAAACGGCGCCGGCGGGGAAGCCCCCGCGGCAAAGAACACCTAATTCTTTTGAGATAGGAGAGTGAGAGAGGTTTTGACCGAGATCTCAGCGGTGATGAGGGCCTACCGCGACGCCCTCGACAGGCACCGGATTCCCTGGGCCGATGACACGTACGACACGGAGCGGGTGGGCGGCTACAGGTTTCGCGTGGAGCGCACCGAGACCATCCTGGACGAGCACAGGGTGAGCGTGGCCTGGGGCTACCAGCTTCTTCCGGGGCGCGAGCCCACGGGCGTGACGATCGGCTACCCGGGCTACCTCGAGGTGACCTACGACCCGATCAGCCCCGAGCCGTTCGTGGCGTCGCCGGGCGACATCCTGGCCGACATCTTCGGCGTGAGGGGTGAGTCGCGGTGAGCTACGCGTGCGGACCCGCCGACTGGATCGACCTCGCCATTGGCAGGCTCGAGGACGCCAAGAGGTCGCTCAGGGAGTGCGACGGGCTGCGACAGGGGTGCGACATCTGCGATGAGCTGCGCCAGGCGAGGCGATGCCTCAACAAGGCGCTGATCATGGTCGCGGAGGAGAAGGAGATCGAGAAGGAGTGGAGCGGGAAATGAGTGAGCGACTTGCGGTCGACAGCCTTATGACGCCGGACGGGGAGGTGGTTCAGCTGCCGACGCTGGGGCCGCTGGGCCCAGTCGACGCGGAGGGCGGCCGTATTCCGCTGGACACCGTAAGGCTGTTCGACGCGGAGGGGAGGTTCCTTAAAGCTGAGTCGTACGAGTTCTCGACCTGGTCTCAGCGGTGGGTCGTGCACCTTGGCTCCGGCAGGGACGCGTACGCCGACGACTGCTATCTCCGCAGGCACGACAGCTTCGAGAGGCTGCTGAAGGACCTCGGTAAGGCTTTGCAACAGGACGCGCGCGGCGGACATCTGGAGTGCGGCTACAACCTCGCCGTGGGCCTGTGCCGCGGACGTATACCCGAGGACGATGTGTGCAGGCGTTCTCACTGCTCGGGGTGCGGTGCGAGTTGGATGGTCAACGATATCAGGTACCGCATCGAGCATCTATGTGCCTGTACTGTCGAGAAGGATAGGGGCGAGAAATGAGTGAGGAGGCAAAGGTGTACACCTGCTCTGTGTGCGGGAAGCCGACGCCGAACTATCACGAGTGGTCGCCTTCGGTGGCGGCGATTTTAGGCGAACAGGGGTCCTCGACATGCGATGAGTGCTTCAGGAAGGCCCAAATCTCGAACAAGTGGAAGAACGAGCAGTTCGCTGAGGAACGCCTGATCTGCCCCTACTGCGAGATTTCCATCAGTGATCCGTGGGAGTACGAGGAGGCTGAGGATGAAATCGAGTGCCCGGCATGTGGGCGCGCATTCGAGGTCGAAATTACCACCGTGCGCACGTATAGGACGCGCCGCCGCATGGAGGACATGCCTGATGGCTGGGACGGGGGTAGTTTTTGATGAGCTGTTATTTCTGCGGTGGATCTCGCATCGCCTCCATCCACTCTACGCCCGACCGAGACGTCCGGAACTGGTCTGTGGGCTCCATGACCCTGATGCGCCGATACGACGGCGAACCAATCGCCAGGGTCGAGCTGGATACCAGCGTGGCGCTCGACATCTCGGTCAACGGCTCGGCCGGCGACTGCGTCAGCGCCGGCGTGACGGCGACCGCCTACATCGAGGACATCAAGTACTGCCCGTTCTGCGGGGCGAGGCTGTGACCTCGGCGGTCGAGCTGTTCCGCGCAACCGCCTGGCGCATGGTGCCCGATCTGGTTTCGGGCCCCGCGCGCCGGGCGCTCGTGCATGGACGGGCCGACGCGCCGCGGGTGACGTCGGCGCAGATCGGTGAGACGGAGCGGAGGGCGCGTGCGCTGGAACGCGACCGGGCCCGCGCGCTCAAGATGTCGAGGAAGGCTAAGCGATGAGGTTGTTTGAGAGACTGTGGCGGATGCTCGCCGAGAACCGCCGAGTGCGCAAGAGCATCGAGGCGCGCCGCGCCCGCAGGCTCAGGAGGTCGATGAGATGACCGTTATGTGGGACGTGCAGGAGAGGAGCTGTGCGGTCTGCGGGAGGACCTTCATCCCGCAGGCGCCGAAGGCCAAGTACTGCTCGGAGGGCTGCCGGCGCAGGCACGAGCAGGACCGCGCGAAGGAGGCCCGCCGCAAGGGTACCAAGCCGAAGCGCGACAAGGTCGACCGCTACCTGGCGCCCACGGGCCCGGCGCACGACGAGATCATGGCCATGCGGCGTGAGGTCGCGATGAGATATTGAGTTACAGCAGGTAGATATATAATTAAGGCCGCTGGCGTTGGAGCGCCGGCGGCCTTTGGCAAAGACGCCTCCCGGCATCTTCTACATGGCGTAGAGCATGGTACCACGCGGGAGGTCACATGGATGCACGTGAATATTTGGAGACTGTACGGGCCGCCCAGCGCGGCATCGACCGCCGCCTGGCGGTCATCGAGTCGATGCAGGCGCGCGAGCAGGTGCGCGCCCAGCGCTACGACGCCGTGGGCAAGGGCGCGCACGGCACGGACTTCATGAGGTCCACCGACGACCGGATCGACTACGAGCGCCGCAGTGGCGCCGAGCTGTCCGAGCTTCGGCGCGAGGTGGAGCGCGGACGCGAGCTCTGCGCGGGCGTGCGCTCCGCCAACCCCGGCAAGCGCTGGGGCGACGTGCTGGAGCTGCGCTACTGCGAGGACCGCACGCTGCAGGAGATCGCGGGGGCGCTCGGGGTGTCGGTGAGGTCCATACAGGCAGACCTGTCTGCGGCTCTTGACTGGGTGGACCTCACCGGCCTCGCCCGTGCGCGACAAGGGCGAGGAGCTGCCGAGATATAACTTAATAATAGCTAAGATTTATATAGTAATAACTATTAGGATATGCTAATATATAGTTGTCGATAGAAAGAAGGTGACATGCAGAGACGCGAACTGGTCCGCATCCTCGAGGAAGCCGGCTTTATCTCCAAGGGCGGCACCAACCACGAGAAGTTCGTCAAGGGCGACAAACTCGTGCTGGTGAAGCGCCACAGGGAGATCGAGGACCAGATAGCCAAGAGGATTCTGAGACAGGCGGGGCTTCGTTAGCCCCGCCCCTTTGGGGCTACGTCTTGCATCGCCCACGTAAAGGAGACGTGAATGGTTTACGTATGGGAATTCGAATTCTTTGATTCTGGAGGCATGGTCGATGCCGTGCCGTGCGGTTCGCTCGGAGGAGGCGGCACGTTCGGGTCCGACTTGAACGATGCCGTCGCGAGCGCGGCCGACTACCTCGCCTGCATGGTCGACGACCACCTCATGGGCGGGGTCGACCTTCCCGCGCCCGACTTCGGCCATGAGCCACTGAACGGGGGCAAGGTCATCGCCATCGCCGTCAGCCGCGAGCTCGGTGACATTCCCGCCGTCACTGCCGCAGATGCCGCCCGCATGCTCGGCGTCAGCTCGGCGAGGGTGTCGCAGCTGATAGGCGCGGGGTTGCTCGACTCGTGGAGGGACGGCACAAAGCGCATGGTGTCCAAGGCCTCCGTCGAGGCCAGACTCGCCGATTCACCCAAGGCCGGGCGCCCGAAAGAGGCTCCCGTCGCCGTATAATACAGGTGCTGGTTCGCGTCAGCATGTCGGCCCCGATCGCCATGTGCGGTCGGGGCCTTTCTCTTGGTTCGCTATTGCATGTCATTACGTGTGATTGCCAACTATTGCATGTGATTGCCGACAATTGCGCGTGATTGCATACGATTGCCGACAATTGCGCGCGATTGCGTGCCGTTGCGCGTTGCGATTGGGATATAACTAGGGTGTCGATTCGCAGCGCCGCCCGCGCGGTGTGCGGGTCGGATGTGCGTGGAAGCACAGATGAGTGGCCGGGGTTCCCTTCAGCAGTTCAGGGACCCCGGCCTTTCTATGGAACGACAACGTAATGAGGTGGGTCCGTGGTCACACGCGAGGCTATCGTCCGTGCCGCCAACAGGTACGACACCGTGATGGCGTGGGCATTCCGCCGCGCCCTGGGCATCGCCCGCCGCGCGGGCGGGCGCAAGTGCAAGGGGGCCGGCAAAGCCGTCGAGCGTCTGCGCTACGCGGGGCTCGAGGAGTGCATGGCCAACCGGGGTCGCTCTCCCGTGGAGCGCTAGGCGTGGCGACCAAGACCCGCTACGCCAATGGCCACGCCCGCCGGCAGGTGCGCGCCTGGCTCAAGGCGCAGGGGCTGCCATGCCACATCTGCGGCATGGCCATCGACTACGACCTGCCCGCGGGCGACCCGATGAGCTTCGAGGCGGACGAGATCGTGCCCGTGTCCAAGGGCGGCTCGCCCATCGACCGCGCGAACGTCGCGCCGGCCCACCGGATCTGCAACGAGCGGCGCGGCAACAAGAGCCTCGCCGCGCTCAACGGCTCGATATCGCCGCGCCCCCGCGACGTCGGCTGCTCGACCTCGCTGCCGTGGTGACCCGACCCTGGGGGATGGCCCCCTCCCCGGGGCCGAAGGCTCGCCCCACGGCATTGCGCCTTTTTTGCGCAGGCCCCGAAACCGAGTCCATACCGGGAGGTGCATGGAATGTCCACGAAGTCCACGAAGCCGAGGGGCAAGCCCTGGACCGCAGACGAGCGGGAGTTCGTCAGAAACGCGTACCCGGCGCTCGGACCTGCGGCTATCGCGAAGAAGCTCAAGAGGTCGCGCTCGGGTGTGTGCGCCCTCATCAAGAGGATGAAGGAGAGCGGCGAGATTGCGACCGGCGAGTCCACGGGGGAGTCTGTGGGCGCGGGCGTCTCGGCGCCTCCCGCGGACGGCCCGGACGGCCGCCAGGACACGCTCGGGAGGCTCCGGTGGGTGCGGCAGATCATCGAGCGCCAACTCTACGACGCCGAGCCCAGCCAGGCGGCCCGGCTCGCCAAGGAGTACCGCGAGACGCTCGAGCAGATTGAACGAATAGAGGGGGCTGGGGAGGACGGTGGCGACGATGTCATCATCAACGCCGTCTCGGTCCTGCGCGACGTCCTCGGCTAAGCCGAGGCTCCGCCTCGTCCAGCCCTACGAGAGGTCCATCGGCTCCCTCGCGGTCGAGCTCGCCCCGACGATGGGATACAAGCTCGTGCCGTGGCAGGAGCAGCTCGCCCACGACATCGGCGCCGTGGACGCGAGCGGCAAGTGGGTCCACCCGCGTGTCGGCATCTCCATCCCGCGACAGCAAGGCAAGTCCGTCGACATCATCGTGTGGGTCGCGGTCATGGCGGCGCTGGCCGGCTACAAGGTGCTCTGGACCGAGCACAACTACTCGACGACCATGGAGATGGTCGACCGCTTCCGCAAGATCTTCGGCCGCCGCCCCGGCGACACGTCCGAGGGAATCCCGCGCTGGCGCAAGCTCCTGGTCGAGGTCTGCTCCCAGACCGGCCAGGAATGGATGCGGTTCAGCTCCGGCGGCGTCATCCAGTTCTCGACGAGAACCAAGTCCTCGCGCCTGGGCTTCTCCTTTGACATTGTCATATACGACGAGGCCCAGGAGCTCACGGGCATCCACACCCAGGTCATCAACCCGACGACGACGTCCGGCGCCAAGCACAACCTGATGATCGTGTACGCCGGAACGCCGACCCGCGCCGGCAACCCCGCCGAGGTGTTCAAGAACCTCCGGCAGCAGGCATGGGAGGGCGGCGAGAAGGCGTCCGATCTGCTCTGGCTGGAGTACGGCGTCGAGGAGGTCGGCGACATCTGGGACGAGAGCCGCTGGCCGGAGGTCATGCCCTCGCTCGGCTACCACGCCGACATCCGCGCCATCCGAACCGGCATGAAGGACATGGACGAGCTTGGCGCCGCCCAGGAGTACCTGGGCTACTGGCTGCCCCCACAGAACCAGGTGGAGAAGCCCATCATCGGCTCCGACGCATGGGGCGAGTGCCTCGTGGAGAGCGGCCCCGAGCTGAACGCCGACTGCAGGATCTGCGCCGGCGTGAGATTCAGCGCCGACGGCTCGACCGTCGCCGTGGCGTGCGCCGTGCGGCCGCCCGGCTCGCCGACCGTGCATGTTGAGCTTCCCTTCTGCAAGGACCCGGAGCCCAGCACGGATTGGCTGGCCTACTGGATCGCCGCGAGGGCGGGCAGGTACGCCTGCGTCGCCATCGACGGCAAGGCAGGCGCCGGCGCCCTGTGCGACAAGCTCGAGGGCATGGGCATGCCCAAGGACTACATCCTGCGCCCGAGCACCGACCAGGCCGTGACCGCCGCAAGTCTCATCTCGTCCGGCGCGAAGGCGGGCTCGGTCACGCACATCGCGTGCCCTGCGCTCGACCTTTCCGCCGAGACATCCCCCAAGCGCAAGATCGGCTCCGGCGGCGGCTGGGGCTTCGGCGGGGACAACGCCGCGCCCATCGAGGCCGCGGGGCTGGCGCTGCTCGCGCTTAGCACGTCAAAGAGAAAACCCGGAATGAAGGCGAGGGTCACTTGATCTCGATACCTTACGCCGTGGCGTCCGCCGACGGCCTGCTCGAGGAGGACCGCGAGACGGTGCGCTGCCTGCTCAACAGCTGGCAGACCCACTACAGGGGCAACCTCCTGCGCTCGGACTACTACGAGGCGCGCAATATGCTCAAGGACCTCGGCATCGCCGTGCCCGACTCGCTGCGCGACCTGGAGGTCGCGTGCGGCTGGGGATACAAGTGCGTGGAGGTCATGCGCGACCACATCGCCTTCGACGGGTTCACGTGCCCCGACGACGAGGACTTCGACGGCCTGCTCACCTCCGTGGCCAAGCGCAACAAGATGGCCACGCGCGTCGGCAAGGCCGTCAACTCCGCACTCAAGTACTGCTTCTCCATGCTCGTGGTGACGGCGGACGAGGACGGGCACGCCCGCATCTCGGCGTACCCGCCGACCCTGTGCACGGGCATCTGGGACGACGTCCACGAGTGCCTGTCCTCCGGCATGTTCGTCGTCTCCTTCGCCAAGGATCGCGGGCGGCCCACGGACCGCCCGGACTGGGTCAACGTGATGCTGCCGGACCGCATGGTGCGCATCCGTGAGGTTCGCCGCAACGAGTGGGCGGCGGAGTACGTGGAGCACGGCCTGGGCGCCGTGCCCATGTTCGTCATGCCGCACAACCCCGACGACGACCGACCGTTCGGCGTGTCCAGGATCAACTCCGAGGTGCGCTGGAACATCGACTGCGCCATGCGCGCCAACGTCAACGAGGAGATCGCCGCCGCGTTCGCCGCGTCCACGCAGAAGTACCTGCTGGGCACCGACGGAGACGCGTTCGCCGACAAGACCAAATGGAGCGCCTTCATCGGCTCCATCTTCGAGGTCACCAAGACCGAGGACGGCACGATTCCGCAGTTCGGCCAGCTCACTCAGCCGAGCATGCAGCCCATGACCGAGCACTTCGGCAACCTGTGCAAGCGCATGAGCGCAGCGACCGGCATCCACGTGGGGCAGTTCGGCATCATGAGCGACAACCCCAGCTCCGCCGAGGCGATCTACGCCGAGAACGAGCCGCTCATCCTCAAGTGCAAGAGCTTCATCCGCGAGGCCAAGGCGGCGCTTGCCAAGGCCGCGACCGCCGCGATCGCGACAGAGCTCGGGTGCTCCTATGACGAGGCGGAGGACGCCTGCGGCGTCTCCGTCCATTTCCTGAATCCAGCCATGCCGACGCTGGCCCAGCAGACCGACAGCTCCATCAAGCTCGCTTCGGCGGTCGAGGGTTTCGCCGGCACGCCGACCTTCTGGCGGCTCAACGGTCTCGATGACGACGAGGTGCGTAATGTCTCGTCCGAGATCAGGCGCAACGTGACGCGCTCGGCGGCGCTCGACCTGATGGCGGGCGTCACCCAGGCGGCAGAACCTGCGCCGCCCGCCGATGATTAGCGCGCCTGAGTTCGCGGCCTACAACCGGGCCGTGGCGAAGATAGGAGACAGGGCGACATCCGACGTGGAGGCCGCCGTGCTCGCCTGGTGCCGCGCCCACGGGGACGCGACCGTCGCCGAGAAGCGCGAGGCCGCGAAGCTCATCATGGAGGGCTTCATCCAGGGCTACGACGACGTGGCGGCGGAGTTCGCGGCGCAGTGGTACGACGCCCTCGCCGAGCGCGAGGGCGCCAGGCTGCAGCAGGCCGTCACCGTGACGACCTACAGGCCGAAGTCCGTAGACGAGGTCGCGCGCTACCAGGCGAAGAAGCTCGTGAAGGGCGGCGACGGGGCGTTCGCCAAGGCGTGCGGCGAGTACGCCAGGAACGACGCGTTCCGCAGCCTGAATGAGACGATCATCTCCAACGTGGGCCGCGACAAGGACAGGGGCGTGCGCTTCGCGCGCGTGCCGACGGGTTTCGAGACCTGCACCTTCTGCATCATGCTCGCGAGTCGCGGCGCGGTCTACCACACGCGCAAATCCGCCGGCGAGTTCAAACACTTCCACCGGCACTGCGACTGCAAGGTGGTCCCCGGCTTCGAGGACGACCCGGACGCGGAGCTCGTGGAGGGCGTGCGCCCCGAGGAGCTTCGCGAGCAGTGGGCACAGTTCAAGAACATCGATGAGGACGAAAGTCTGACGAGCGCCGACAAGGACGCGGCGAAGCGTGCGGTGCTCGGTTCGCCTGGGCCTCCAATCGTGTACAAGAAGCCGAAAGAGACTTTCGCGCACGAGCGCGGCGGCTCCTACGATCTCGCGGCGCACGAGGCGCTTCGGGCGGCCGGTCACGAGGTCGTCGTCCGCAAGGAGGACGCGCCGGAGGGCTTTTCCAATATCGACCTGCTGCTCGACGGCAAGCTATGCGAGCTGAAGAGCCCGACAGGCGATGCGTCTGGCGTCAACGGGCTTAGGTTCATCGAGCGCAATATAAGAAAGGCAGTGCGGCAGTTCGAAAAGGCGGAAGGTGGGCCGGTAAAGCCCTCTATCGTCGTGCTTAACTGCGAGGAGGTCCCTGTGACAAGAGAGGACGCGCTGAAGCGCGTGCGGCTTGAGATGTCGAGGCATGACATCGACCACGTTATCTTGTTGACCAAGGGCGGGGCCATAGACGACATAAAGAAATAAGCCCCAGGTTAGCTATCCAGCACGCCCAGGGCTTTTCAAATCAGATTATACACACCTGGCTAGCACAATGGCAGTGCGGCGGTCTCCAAAACCGCTTACCGGGGTTCGATTCCTCGGCCAGGTGCCATCGGGGCGTGGCGGAATGGCAGACGCGCGTGCCTCAGGAGCACGTGGGCATCGCCCGTGCGGGTTCGAGTCCCGCCGCCCCGACCAAAACGTTGAACCAGGCCATCCGCACGGGTGGCCTTTTTCATGCCGAAAAGCGCCCCGCACGGGGCAAGACGATGCCCCGCACGGGGCGGAAATGGAGGGAGCATGGCCAAGGAGACCACGCACGCCGAGACCGATCCGATTGACCCTGCACAGGGCGGAGAGACCGATCCGGCGCCCGACTACAAGGCGCTCTACGAGAACGCGCTGAAGGAGTCGCGCAAGTGGGAGAGCCGCTCGAAGGCGAACCTCAAGGAGCTCGACGAGCTCAAGGCCGCAACGCCCAAGACGAATCCGACTGTGGAGGAGCGCCTGAGCTCGCTCGAGAGCGAGAACGCCGCCCTCAAGGCGAGCGCCGCCCGCTCCGCGCTCGTCGACTCCGTGGCCAAGGCCACCGGACTCGACCGCTCCATCGTGGCGACGCTCAACGGCGAGGACGAGGACGCCCTCACCGAGCAGGCCAATGCCGTGGCGGCCATCACGAAACCGGCCGGCGGCGCGCCGAAGGCGCCCGAGGCCGGCGGCAAGCCCAAGCCGGGCAAGCCCTCCAAGAAGGACATCCTCGGAATCGAGGACAAGAAGGAACGCATGGCGGCCATCGCCGCCAACATCGACCTCTTCAAGTAAGGGGAGAAAGGGGCCCCAATGCCCGATATCAAGACGCTCGCAGCCGCGCGCAACGTCGACCTCGTGAACACCTTCACCAAGTCGCTGGAGAAGCTCACGGCGATGCTGTCCACCTGCGCGCCCATCCACGCTGCCGTCGGCGAGACCCTGCACCAGAAGAAGATCACCGGCAAGCTCTCCGAGGTCGCGTACACCGCCGGCCAGGACATCCCGCTTTCCAGCTACACCTACGAGGACGTCACGACCTTCGAGGTGACGCTCAAGCCCTACCGCAAGCAGACCACGTTCCAGGAGGTCAAGAAGCGCGGCTACGACGGCGCCGTCGACAAGACCGACGCCGCGATGATCTCCGACATGCAGCGCAACATCAAGAAGGACTTCGTCGCCGCGCTCGGCGCCAAGGGCACCACGGCCGCGACCGGCAAGAGCCTCGTGGCCACCGCCGCGAACGCCTGGGCCGCCCTGTCCAACCTCACCGAGGAGTACGGCTTCGGCAGCGGCGAGACCGTCTACTTCGCCAACCCGGTCGACTTCGCCAAGCAGATCGGCGAGTCCGAGGTCTTCAGCGCCTTCGGCATCTCCTACATCGAGAACTGGGCGGGCCTGGGCACGCTCGTGTCCACCGGCTCCGTGACCGCCGGCACGATCTACGCCACCGTCAAGGACAACATCAAGGTCTACGTCGCACCGACCGACGGCGACGACCTGTTCGGCTTCTACTCCGACGAGAGCGGCTACATTGCCGTGTCCCACTCGCCCGAGCTCAAGAGCCTGACCTACGACACCGTGGCCTACGTCGGCCTCGTGTTCTTCGCCGAGTACATCGACTTCGTGGTCAAGGGCACCATCGCCCCGACCGCCTAGGAAACCTAAGGAGCATCCATGATCGCTTTGGTCACCTACCCGTACCGTGACCGCGAGACCCTCGCGGTGCATCTCGTGGGGGAGGAGGTCGAGCTGACCGACGAGCGCTTCGCGGAGCTGTCCGCCGGCGGCCATGTCGACCTCCCGCCCGCCGAGACGGAGGCCGCTGCGGAGCCCGCCGAGGACGAGGACGTCGTGGACGACGAGCCCGAGCAGCCCGTGCACGAGAAGCCTTCACCCGAGATGACCGTGCAACAGCTGCGCGATGCCATCGAGACCGCCAACGGCTTCGCCCCGCGCAAGGCGACCAAGGCGGAGCTCATCGCCATCCTGGAGACGCTCTAGTGGGCGCCTTCGCCACAGTTGCCGACTACGAGGCGCGCTGCGGTGCCGCCGAGGACGAGGCCAGGGTTGCCGCGCTGCTCGAGGATGCCTCGGCGTACCTGCGCGGGGCATATCGGCGCCGTATGTGTGTCCAGTACCTCGCCGGCTCGAATCCCACGTTCGATGAGAACGTGAAGTCCGTCTGCGTGGCCATGGTCGCCCGGGCGGTCAACGCGCCCGGCGCCATGGCCGGCATCACCCAGCAGTCGCAGACGACCGGCCCGTACTCGTCGAGCGTCACGTTCGCCAACCCGACCGGAGACCTCTACCTGGGGCGCTCCGACCTCAAGCGGCTCGGTCTGGCCGGGTGCCGCGTGCGCAGTATCCAGCCCATGACCGCCGCTGACCGCTGGGAGGAGGCGTGATGCCGATGGCTGGGATACCGACCGAGACGGTCACGGTCATCTCCCGCAAGACGGTGTACGACGACCTTCACGAGCCCGTCTCCGAGGCGGTCGCCGAGCGCGACGTCGACGCCGTCGTGGCGCCCGGCGCCACCGCGGACCTCGACGCCTCGCGGCCGGAGGGCGCCACCGTGGCATACACGGTGCATCTCCCGAGGGACATGGCCGGCATCCGCCTCAAGGGCTGCTCGGTCCGCGTGCGCGGCGAGGAGCTGCGCGTCGTGGGCGACCCGAGGCCCTACGCCCCCGAGGCGTGCCCGGGACGCTGGTGCTACCCGGTCGAGCTGGAGGCGGCCGATGGCTAAGGAGTACAGCTGGGGGAAGTTCAAATGGAGCCGCCTCGGGTACGCCGAGGCGATGGACGGCAACGCCGCGCTCCAGGGGATGCTCAGGGGCAAGGCCGAGGGCATCGCCGCCCGCGCGACGTCGATGCTCGCGCCGGACGGCCACGACGTCCCGGCCTTCAGGGTTAGCCGCTGCCAGGGCACGCTCGCCAAGGGCTTTCGGGTCAGCGCATGCTCGGAGCATGCCAAACACGCCCAGGCGAAACACAAGATACTGACGAGGGCGGCGCTCTCGTCCGGAGGTTGATCATGGATATAGAGGCCGATGTCGCGAGGTGCCTGTGCGAACTTGCCGGCGCCGACGCGACGCTCGAGCCGGTCGCCGGGCACCCGGAGCCGTACGTCACCGTCGAGCAGGTCGGAGGGGGCGGCGGCTTCCTGGAGCCGGTCCAACTCGATATCGACTGCTGGGGGACCGAGGGCAAGGGCGGCAGGAAGCCGGCGAAAGCCCTCGCCGAGAAGGTGAAGGCGGCCGTCCCGTCCCTGGAGGACGAGCTTCCCAACGTCTTCCACCCGGAGGTCACGAACCAATACAAGATGCCCGACCCTGACACGCGCAGGGCGAGGTACGTGGTGCAGGTCCAGCTCTGGGTCTGCGAGTAGTAGAAAGGAACGCGCGAATGGCCGAAGTCAGCAACGCGAACAACTCCAACAACGTCAGCGCCGGAAAGGGCGTGAAGGGCGGCTACATCTTCTCGGCCCCCGTCGGCACCACCCTGCCGGACAAGGTCATCAAGAACAAGAGCGAGCTCGATCCCGCATTCAAGTGCCTCGGCTTTGTCTCCGAGGACGGCTACGTCGAGTCCGTCTCCGAGGACTCCAACGACACGGTCGACATGAACGGCGACCTCATGGACTCCAGCAATTCCAACCGAGTGGAGTCCGCACAGCTCACGCTCGCCGAGATCAAGGCGGCGACGCTCAAGCGCCAGTACGGCGAGGACAACGTCACCGACGAGGGCGGCCTGATCACCGTCAAGCACAACTCCGACTCCCACCCGACCTTCGCCTACGTGCTGCTCCTCCTCCTGAAGAACGGCCGCAAGTGGACCAAGGTCGTGCCGCGCGGCCAGTCCTCCGAGCTCGACGACCTCACCATCTCCAGCTCCGAGCTCTGCCAGCGCGCCCTGACGATGAAGTACCTCACCGACGAGGACGGCAACACCTGCTACGACTACATCGAGTCGACCGAGACGGCGGCGGCCTAATGGCGGCCAAGCGCCCCGAGGGCGCGCTCGAGTTCGAGTTCGACGGCAAGAAGTACCAGATCAACAAGAAGGCCATCCAGTCCATGAAGGTGCAGCGCGCCATAGCCTACGACGGCATCCCCGAGAAGATGCACGAGGTGTGGGACGCGATGGACGAGATCTTCGACGGCAGGACCGTCGAGTACATGGACGCGCTCGGCGAAGACGGGCAGGGCTGCTCGGCGGAGCGCTGGGGCGCATTCTTCCAGGCCGCCATGGAGGCCGCGGCAAAAAACTAGCAAGCTTCGCCGCCGCCTGGACCTGCATGAGGGGAGAGGTCGTCGCCGACTTCCGACAGACGTACGGCATCGACCTTCCCCTCGGCGGCGGGTTCGACGGGGCGACGGACGAGGACCTTTGCCGCTGGCAGGTCCTCTACTCCCAGCTGCCGGCGCGCTCGCGGGTCTCCGTTCGCCTTGAGCCCGACAACCTGTGGGACGACAAGACGCGCCTGCTCGACATGATCGAGCACGAGCTCAGGTGCTTCCACTACGGGTTCACTGAGGATGCCAAAAAGCGCGTCAACGCCCCGCAGCGGATCTTATCGCCGGGCGAGCGAGCCAGGAACGAGCGCCGCAGGGACTCGGCGCTGGCGGCGAAGTACGAGATATCTTCGTCGTTCGGAATCGATGTATAAGGAGGCGCCATGTCCACAGACGTCGGATCCGTATCCGTAAAGGTAATGCCGTCCATGGCTGGCTTCGCCTCCCAGGTTGACAAGGACCTGTCCGGGGCGGGATCCTCCTCGGGGTCGCGCTTCGGAAGGGTCTTCTCCGCGGCGGCGGGCAAGTCTGGCGGCAGCGGCCTGGTCGCTAGGGTCTCCTCTGCGCTCTCCGGCGCGACTGGTAAATTCTCCGCGACCGGCAAGGCGACCGGCGCCGCATTCTCCTCCGCCTTCTCCGGCGCGGCGAGCGCGAACGCCGTCGAGGGGCTCCAGAACAAGGTCAAATCCGCCACGCTCGAGCTTCGCTCGGCGATGGCGACCTCGAAGTCGGCCTCATTGTCGGCGGAGGCGGCCCAGGTCAAGTACAACGATGCCGTTGCCAAGTACGGCCCGGCATCCGCAAGGGCCTTAAGCGCCGAGAGCAGCCTCGTCACCGCCAAGCTCAGGGCGCAGACGGCGTCGGAGCGTGCCCAGGCGGCCGAGTCCAAACTCGCCTCGGCGCAGAAGCGGCTGGCGAGTGCGACCTCCGCACCCGTGTCTGCACTCGGAAAGCTCGGCGGAAGCGCCGGGACGCTCACCGACAGGCTGTCCGCGGGGGAGAAGGCTACCGGCCGATTCATGGCGAAGATCGCCACCATCGGCGGCGGCGTCCTCTCCTCGGCGGGGAGCACGCTGTCGTCGCTCTCGAGCGCATTCGGGTCTGCCGGAACCACGGCGGGCGGGAACATGGCGAGCAAGGTCGCCTCGGGCTTCTCGGCAAAGGCCGCGGTCATCACCGGCGCCGTTGCCGGCGTGGTGCAGAGGGTCGTCTCGACGGTGTCCTCGAGCGTGGACGCCGCGGTCTCGCGCGTCGACACGCTCAACAACTTCCCCAAGGTGCTCCAGTCGCTCGGCTACGGGGCCGACGAGTCGCAGAGGAGCGTCGACACCCTGTCCGACAGGCTGTCGGAGCTCCCCACGAGGCTCGACGCGGCCGCGACGGGCGTGCAGCAGCTCGCGCCGTCGTCCAAGTCGATCGACCAGGCGACCGACCGCTACCTCGCATTCAACGATGCTGTCCTCGCCGGCGGCGCGTCCGAGGACATCCAGTCCAACGCCATGACGCAGCTCACCAAGGCCGTCTCCACCAACAAGATGGAGATGGACACCTGGATGAGCATCCAGCAGGCGATGCCTGGCCAGCTCGACCAGGTGGCGAAGTCCATGCTCGGGCAGAGCGCATCGGCATCCGACCTCTACCAGGCCATGAAGGACGGCAGGGTCACGGTCTCGGATTTCGCCGACGCAGTGGTCGACCTCGACAAGAACGGCGCGGACGGCATCACGAGCTTCTCCGAGCAGGCAAAGGCCGCGACGGGCGGCATCAAGACGTCGTTTTCCAACATGTGCAACGCCTTCCCAAAGGGCGTCGCCAAGATTATCGGCGCCATCGGCTCGTCCAACATCGTCGGCGTCATCGACGGCGTGAAGGGCACGGTGAACGGCGCGTTCGGAGCCGTCACCGACGCGATGGCCGACCCGAGCATCCGGGACGCGGCGTCGTCGTTCGCCGCCGTGTTCTCCGGCGTTGTCGCGGGCGGGGTCTCGGTGGTCGGGGACGCGTTCGCCGGCGTAGCGGAGATGACCTCCGCTTTCTGCGAGACGCTGCTCAACAACGAGGCGGCCTCATCTTTCGCGGGAACACTTGACGCGCTCGGTTACACGGCGTCCTCCACGGGCGACGCCATATGGTCGACCGTATCGCAGATCACCGGGTGGTCGAGTCCCGCCGAGGGCGCGGCAGATGCCGCAAACGCCCTTGACGACGCCTTCGAGGCCGCCGAGCCGGTCATCCGCTCGGTGGGCGACGCATTCCAATGGGTTTCCGAGCATTCCGAGGAGGTTGCCCCGGTCGTTAAGGGCGTCGGCGGCGCCTTCCTCGTCATGAAAGTCGCCGGCGGCCCTGTGGGCTCGCTCCTGAAGGTCATCGGCGGCGCCCTGCTGTCCCTCGGGGTATCCGCACCCGCCGCCGGCGCCGGGCTTGCCACCACGGCTGCGGGCGAGACCGCCGCCGGCACAGCCGCGGGCGCGGCGGCCGGTTTTGCACTGGCGTGGCTTGTGCTGCGGGCATG